GCGTATGCTGAGTGTTTCAGGGCGGTTCATGGGGAGTTTATCAACGCTAATAGCACGATGCTGACAAGTCGGATTGCGCATTATGCAACGAGTGCATTGGACACTGTGGGGACGTTGAGTAAGAGTGGTAAGAAGGAAGAGGTTCAATTGGCGGCGAGTAAGGACATTCTGGATCGGGCTGGGGTTAGGCCAAAGGATCAAGAGAACCGTGCGCTAATGTCTGTCAATGATCTACGCATTATCATTGTGGACGGGAATAAGAGCGACAACATCCAAATCGACATCAGTGGAGAAGAATGATGGCTATTGTGCTGAATAGAGCAGATGGTGCTGGTGGTCAGGTCGATCAACCATTCAATACGCCAAACAGGAAACTTGGTGCCGCGCCGAATGGGAGTACAGTGCCGTTGTATGCAGGTGAATTGGTTATGGATACTACGACGGGTATCATGTATAAAGCCATGGATATGACAAATACAGGATGGGTTGTGACACAGACCAAGAATATTTAGTGTGTGAGTCACACAGTAGGGGTCAATCATGGTCGATAAGAAGGTTTCAGAAGAGGTAGCGGGAACGACTATCAATGATGTTGATAGTTTCAGGGCGGTGCAAGGTGGTAATCCTGTAAGGCTCTCATTCTCGCAGGTGAAGCAGTGGATCAATAGTTGGCTCACGACAGGAGTAGATGTCTCATTCCTACGTGGGTATAAGACTGGATTGACGCTGGCGAATGATCCGACTGACGCTGTTAACGATATATCCATCGATATAGGTGCGTGTGCATCAGATGACATACTTGACTACATGAAATTGGATGTAGGGTTGATCAAGAAGTCTGATGTAGCTTGGGCTGTAGGAACTAATCAGGGATGGCTTGATACAGGAGCGATTGGTAATGGTATTTATCATGTTTATTTGATTAAGAGGATTGATACGCAAGTTGTTGATTGTATATTGTCTTTGAATGCGACTACGCCATTGATGCCAACAGGATATACGAGGAAGAGACGGATCGGTTCGATTATTCGTGTGGGTGGTACGATCCTTGGGTTTAGGCAGATAGGAGACGTGTTCAAGCTTCTGGCAGTTATTGCAGATAGAAACTCTACAACAGTTGTTACTGACACATTGTTGACGTTGACGGTGCCTACAGGTGTAAATGTTACACATTTGGGCTTCTTCGATTGTGCTTTGACGACAGCAGGGTCGATGATCCAATTGATTGGTGATGGTGATAATCTGACGGCAGACACAGCCATTAATCGTATTGCAGCAGCAGGGGAGTTTGCTACAGGTGTCGCATCTCAATTCGTCACTAACACGGCAGGACAAATACGGTTTACTCTTGCGAACAGTTCTGGAACGCCGTCAATTGCTCGCGTGTGGACTGTCGGTTGGATTGACGGGATGGGTAGATAGGAAAATGGTTAATCGATCGACAAATAACGATAAGACCATCGTGGCTATCGGGGATAGTCTTACCCGGTGGCGTAACGACGTGACGGCTGATGGAGCGACTCCGATACAGACATATGTGTCTCTTATTGCGAGGGCTCGTGGTATCTCGAATTGGACAAATTCAGGTATCAACGGAAACACAACCACACAAATGAAGGATAGGCGTGTTACGGATGTTTTGGCTCATCGTCCTCGATATGTTATTGGTATGGGATGGACGAATGATCAGACCACGAACATTACAGGGGTTTATCCTGCGCTTACATGGGCTGGTGGTGGGATCGATCTAGCGACTACCAAGAGCAACTTGAAGCTTATCGTACAGGACTCACAGAATATTGGAGCAGAGGTTTTACTTGTATCTCCTCCACCGATTAGGTACGAGCCATACCTATCTCATTCTCCGCAGTACATAACGATGATGCAAGAGATAGCTGCTGAGACAAGTTGCTCGTTCATAGATAATTACACGGCGGTTAATAGTCTGTCTGCGGGTGCACAAGACAATCTGTATTGTGCTGCGGATTTGTTAGGTCATTGGTCGTGGAAAGGACATGCATTCTTCCGAGACAACTTTATTCAGGTTGCCAACAATCATATATTCGCGTCATAGGAGAAAGCTATGGAACAGAAAATCCCCGAGACGATCGTGATTAGGTGGATTGAGAGGAATGACAAGGGTAAGGTCGTGGGAACGTATGCAAACCCGCAGAGTGGTTTGGACTTGGAAGAGATACCGGAGATGCATCCGGATGTAGTTGCGTTTGATTACAAGTATACAATGCAAGGCGAGAAGATTGTTGTCAAAAAGACAAAGAGTGTGTGAGTCACATAGATGCCGAATTACAGGCTAACGAGAGGTAATCTACAGTGGCAGTTCGGGGAGAGCCGTGCCAAGGTGCAAGTTTTCAGTGGTGGGTTCGCGAATGGTAAGACCACTGCAAGCGTTGTGTTGAAGGCTCTGAGGTTCGTAAAGGACTATCCGGGTAGTAATGGATTGATGGCCCGTGAGACGTATCCGAAGTTGAATGATACGTTGAGGAAGGAATTTTTTGTCTGGTGTCCTAGGCATTGGATCAAGAAGATGCCTACGCAGGAGGACAACACATGTTACATGGTTAATGGTAGCACGGTCAATTTTAGGTATATTAGCCAGAGAGGTAAAAAGACTGCCGATGGCCATACTTCTAGCAATTTGTTGTCTGCTACCTACGACTGGATCATTGTTGACCAAATCGAAGACCCCGGAATTAGCCACAAGGACTTTTTGGACCTTGCAGGACGATTACGTGGTACTACGCCCTACAGACCGCCTGTTGGGGAAGTTGAAGACCCCTCAATGCCGAGTACAGGACCGCGCTTTCTTGTGCTTACAGCTAACCCCTCCCCCAACTGGTTCTTCAAGGAGGTTGTACAACCGCTCCTAATTTGGAAGCGGACTGGTATCAAGAAGCCGAACTTGATGGTCGATCCTGACACAGGCGTTCCGATTGTTGAGTTGTTCGAGGGAAGTACGTATACGAACAAGGATAACTTGACACGCGATTACATGGCTACACTTGAGAGCATGTATCGTGGTCAGATGAGGGAGAGGTATCTAGAAGGTAAATATGTTGCGTATGAGGGATTGGTGCACAGTGAATACTCGCAAGAGAGGAACGTTCTGACGCGAGTACAGATGATGGCTCATCTTGAGGATTGTCTCAAGAGGCATGTGCGAGTGAAGGTGATAGAGAGCTATGACTTTGGCCTTGTATCTCCCAGTTGCTACCTCTTGGGATTTGTCGATGATTGGGGTCGTCTATTCATTATGGACGGTTTCTATCGGGCCAATTTCCATTATACTATACAGCCCGGAAGGATATTCGAGATAAGAGATATGTATGTTCCTTATGGATTGGATTTCACCAATCCTGTCGAAGCTGATCCTGCGATATTTAAGAGGGTTGTGATCGCTGGATTAAAGGAGACAGGAGATACCATCGCGAACATATATCGTGATGATTACAACATGTTCATGCGCCCTGCGAGCAATGACATTATTGCGGGTATCGCGAAGGTGAATGGGTACTTTGGTGGTTTGCCTCATATGAAACATCCGGTGACGGGTGAAGAAAATGCATCACTGATCTATGTTGTGGATGATCTTGAGGATGATTTCTTCGAACAAGAGATTACAAGTTACTACTGGAAACGTAGTCCGTTGGGACAAATGATCGATGAGCCTATGGACGAGAACGATCATGCGATGAATGCGATGAAGTATATGCTTTCACATTTACCACATGCGAGCAAGATTGAGGTGCCAGCGAGTGCGTTGCCTCCACAGTGGATGTTCTGGCATGAAGTGGACGATGCAGCATGAAGGGCTGGATAGGAGTAGACTTCGATGGTACTCTGGCTGTATGGATCGCTAATGGGTCCGTTCTTGGTCCTCCTATTCCTTACATGGTTGCTCGCGTAAAAATGTGGTTGGCTAAAGGATATGATGTACGTATATTCACGTCGCGTGTATCGATTAAGGATAAAGAGAAACTTGCCGATAACACTGCGGCTTTGGAAGCTTGGAGCGAGGAGCATATTGGAAAAGTGTTACCGTGTACGTGTGTGAAGGACTTTAATTGTGTTGCGTACTACGATGATAAGGCAATACGCGTGATTAAGA